ACCGCCGGGTAAGTAAGAGTCGAAACGTATCTCGTTGGGTCATGTGCCCCATCATGCGCGGTGTTCTCACACAGGTACAACTCGAACAATGCTGCACGACCAGCCGCTGGGATTCTGAGCCTCCCTTTACAGGGATGCCCCAATCCTCCAAGTGCAGCCGGAAGTTCAGGGTACCTACGCTTCTTCGTTGCGATCACTCGCTGTTTCCGGTACAAAGTCCGGGCACAGCGAGCCAAGCGGTTGAACGAAGTAGCGTCCACGCCATGTTGACACATGACTCCATTACCGTCACGGACGAACTCCTTCAAGGAAGCGGGTCTAAAGGACCGAAGACCACCCCCGTTGGTAAGGGCGTAGGCTTCGCAGAACACGAAACCTATCTTCGATCTGAAAGACTTTCCTTGATGGAGTTCGCTACCTATTGCGCAGGCTCTGCGCGCGTAGGTAGAAACGTTATCGGGATGAGTGAGCGCGGCAAGGTCATCTCCGCAGATGATCCTACGCCGACCAAGAAGCTCGCTCATCCAGTGATTGAGGATCGACAATATCGAGAAGGAACAAGGAGTACCCATAAGGGAACCCCTCACCTTCGGGACATCAACGGTCTCCCCATCCTCATTCACACCGAAACGTTTTCCAAACTCCTGCCATGTTTGCTGGGTAAGCTGCGACTTGTTGTAACGGACATAATGCACATCAGGACCAACTCCGAGATTACTCTCGAGTTCGGAACAAAGAAAAGCGGGAAGACCAGCCTTTCTAAGTCCCCTGATGACTGCCAAGATGGCATCATGTCCAAAACCATCAGTCGCCCTGGTAAGATCTGCCGAAAGGTAGACCATACCAGGCACCCACTGTCCAATGCTTTGCAGAATAGCCTCTTCCGTATGCGGAGCATATGGAAGGATCTGAGGCACTCTGCTAACAAGGGCAGGCCAGAGGACTTGCCTAAGCAAGTCACCCTGGGCAAACACACTGGCAGGAGGGACGGTAATGACTCGTGCCTTCATCCCCAGCTCGGCAATTACGGAAGCGTGATGAACCACACGTACACCAACTGCCTTGCGAAGCATAAGCGCGGTTGCAAAACCCATGTTTCGCTCGGCACTGACAGTTGTTGGGTACATGTGAAATTTATCACTCCGTATTCGCTGCTGGGTGCTGCGCTCGAAGTGGTTAGCAAGTTTAGAGGTTTCCTTCCAGTATTGTGTGTCAGTAGGTACACCGCTCCTAGTGTAACCAGCTGCCACACCGCGCCAACCTGCG